CAGCAGCGGCGATAATGCTGATGGTGTTCTTCGTCTGGTCAGACAGAAGATTCCAGTTCGGAATAATCGCTGTTCCCATCATCAAAGCTCCACTTGCCAACAGAGCAATGCCCAGCGGAATGTTAGCACCGGAGAACGCCAGAATAGCACCTACTGTCAGAAAGGCGACAGATACAATACCGGTGATAACTGCCACGGTATTTCGGATTTCATCACTCAAACCATTCCAGTTCAAAGCAATGGCTGCGGCAATAGAAGTTGCACCGGCAACCATGAGTCCAATGCCGAGAGGTAAGCCGCCACCACTGAAAGCGATAATGGCACCCAGGGCCAGCATTGCGGTTCCGACAATCGTAGTAATACGGGTCAACGGAGCGTTGACTTCGTTGACCAAACCGTTCCAGTTCAAGGCTAAGGCACTCGCAATACTCACGGCACCAATCGCCATGAGAGCGATTCCGAGAGGGACATTTGCGCCGGTAAAAGCCAACATAGCACCCACCGCCAGGGAAGCACCAGCAAGAATACCGGTGAGAGTGGTAAGAGCGTCAGTCAAAGGCTGGTCGCTGTTATGCCAGTTGATGACAGCGGCAGATACAAGACTGACCGCCCCCAGGGCCATGAGCGCAATACCAAGGGGAAGATTGGCACCAGAGAACGCCATGATTGCACCCAGGGCCAGCATGAAGCCGCCCACAATGCCGGTAATCAACGCAAGTGTGTTCGCCAGTTCAGCAGACATGATTCCCCAATTAACAACTGCGGTTGCGCCAAGACCGACTGCACCAGCAACCATGAGTCCCAATCCGAGAGGAATATTGGCTCCGGTCAAAACGAACATGGCACCGACCGCCAAGAGCGCACCAGAAACGATTGCGGTAATTTCGGCCAGGGAATTTTCAATCATAGCCTTAATCTCACCGACTCTCGTAGAGATAGCGTCACCAAGGAAATCATATTCAGGGAGATCGAAGTCAAACCCGTTTCCTCCCCCGGCCCCTCCTGCGCCACCGGCACCGGAAGCGGTGTCGGGAGAAAACACATTCAATTCATCAAATCCTGCGGTGTACTGCTTCAATTTCTTAGCAGCACCGGCAGCGTCATCAAGACTGGTTGCCATATCTTCGGCACCGGAAGCACCAACCGAAAGCCCGGAATAGTCAACCTCTGTAAGCTGGAAGCCGAACAGGGAAGCAAGGGCATTTGCGATCTCCCGAATAACCTGAACGACTGCGATTGCATAGGGAAGGATTGCATTCAAGGCCGGAATAAAGATATTGCCGATAGCTCTTGCTGCCATAGAGAACTGAGCTTGTAAAATACGGAGCTGGTTTGCGGGAGCTTCAAGGGTTCGCGCCAAATCCCCCTGAGCGGTTGTCACCTGTGTCATGATAGCGTAATAGCGCAACTCTGCCTTTTCAGCCTGAGTCATGGACATAACGCTCTTATCAATGCCCAGGGAGAGGGCTACCGCTTCCAGACGGGCTTGCGACAAGTCATAACCCAACCGGCGAAGCGGCTCTAACTCACCGGAAATACCAGATTGTAGTTTCTGCATAGCGTCTTCGACAGAAATATTGAAGAACGAAGACAGATCATAGCCCAACTGAGTCAGATTCTTACTCATTAGGGCAGCTCGTTCAGCGGTATCGCCAAATCCGGTCAGCAGAGTGTTGAACACGCCCTGGTTCCGAATCCAATCGGAAAGGTCAATGCCCAAAACATCACTGACGGTCTGCCCATACGCAAATGCTTCCTTGGCGTACTCACCCATAGCTACACTGAACAAGTTCAAGTTTTCCTGATATTCATTGGACTTGGTGATTGCCGTGCCAATCAGAGAAGCAACACGGCGCAATCCGTAGAGCATGGCGGTGAATTTGATACCGCCGAGAACATTGCCGAACAATCCGGTTCTGGTGGTAGCGTTCTGTATTGTATTGTTGTACCGGTCTGTACTGATGATAAGCCGCTGAATTCTGGACGGAAATGCGGAAAAACCATTGGACACCTTCTGCATTTCATCTGCAAAAGGTTTCATGGCAGCAGCAAGTTCTTTCATCTGCTGGGTGAACTTATCAATATCCGCTTTTTCCAGTTCGTCAATCACTCCCGGTAGCTTACCGAGCTGATTGAGAAAAGAGGTCAGGTTTGCTCTTCCAAGTTCGGTGAGAGGTTTCAAGCCATCGACCAGTGTTTTAATTTTGTCGCCGTCTGTCCACTTTAACTTGCTGAGAGCGGTGTTCAAAGCGGTCAGGCGATTGGCAAGAGAGCCGGAAACTTTGACTTGTTCCAAAGCTCTCAGGCCATTGGCAATGCGGGTCAGCTTGGAAGATACATCTCCACTGTTAAGACCGGATAAGGCGTTTCTTAACTCCTTCACGCTCTTCACAGTTTTGCTCAAACCATTTGCGCTGCTGGTGGTAGCACCTTTCAGACCACTCAAAGCCTTTTTCAGGTTTTCAAGACCGGTGACTGCGCCGGTACTGTTTTCCTGAATTTGAAACTCTAAGCCCTGAATTTCTACATTGTCAGCCATTTACGCCACCACCTTTCTCTTGAAATTTTTTGTTCATAGATAAAGCGAACGCTTGCATATAGGCTTTTGCTTTTTCGTCTTGCTTTTGCTCGACTTCTTTCCGATGTTTCAGGTCTTTCCTCGTGTTCAGCTCCAAAGGCTCTTTTCGATAAGGCATGGGTTTTTTAGCTCCCATAGCTCTAAAGGCCGGGGCTACATCAACCAGGGCTTCGTAAATATACGCACCTTGCAACCATGCGTTTTGATTTGCCAAATCCTGTTTGATTTGAGCTGCTTGCCGATAATACTTAACCAGATCACAGTCCATTTCCCAATACTGCTCGTAGGTCATTCCGATAGCCAAGTAGTAAGGGAAACATTCATAGAATTTTTCGGTGTAAGCGAAACGGGGAGCGGGGCGCAAATCGCCACCGCCCCCTCGTTTACTACCGGACTGCGACTCGCTTACCAGTCCGCAGTCCAGTCCATGTTTCCCTCGTCACCCTCGTGCTGCTCAGGCTCGTCCATGAGGGCCAGAATGGGTTCGTTATACATCTCCACCAGCTTCTGAATCAGCTCGTCTTTACGGGGCAGACGGGCATAAATCCGCTCGATAACATCCTGCTTCACAAAGCGGTGGTGGGCCAGGAACGCACCAGCGAAAAGGGTGGGCAGATAGGTCATGGGCTTCCGCTCGACTTCCTCAGCCACGAAACCCTGCTTCTCCATCATCTGAACGGTCTTCCGGGTGAATTCCAGGGTGTAGGTCACACCTGAAGAGGGGTCTTTAATCGTCATCTGCTTTGCCATGATAAATCCTCCTTATCATTTCTGGCTTGAATTTTAGGTGTCAGAGAACACGATGGGACTGGACGGAGCGATAGAGATGTTCATGTCAACAACTTCGTTCACACCGCCACCAACAGGATAAACAGAGAGCTGGCCTTCAAAGCTGAACTTACCGTTGGAACCATCAGGAGTGACAGTACCGCCGCTCTCCTGACCGCCGAACCACACGGCATACTCGGCAGTCTTACCTTCCAGGGCTTTGAGGGCCTTGAACGCCGTCAGATCATAGTTCGCCACAAAAGACAGACCATCAAGGGACTGAATGCCGGAAATATAGGTCTGCATATTGTCGGAAAGCGTGGTGGTTTCCAGCATTTCGGGTTCGCCGCCCAGGTCGGGGAACTCCTTAATGTCAACCAGCTTGGAAAAGGTTTCCTGAGAATCATCTTTCTTCATCAGAAAAACCTTATAGGTGCTGATAGCCATGATTGTTACCTCCTATAAAGATTTGTACCGTCTGTTTCGGCCTGATAACGGGCCACAATCCGGTAAATGGTTGCGTTCTCCAAATTGGGAACCGGGGACATAGCGGTTCTAATGAAATTGCGCCGATACATTAGATCATCAATGACTTTCATGATATTTCGGCATTGCGCCTTTTTTCCGGTTGTTTTATTGGAGTAAATGTTGATCTCATACATCAGGGTCACAAACTGCTCCGTGTCGCTGGTGCTGAGATGTTCCGTAGTGGGATAATTGTCCTGCTCCACAATGCTTACATGAGGGAAAGAGGACGGGGTTCTCACATACTCTCCGCTCACATTGATACCGGGAAAGGCTTCACGAAGGGCCTGGGCGATTGGGGTGTAGATTTGATTTTCCACATCAATCATCGAAAGACCTCCTTCGCTAATCCCGGCAGAATTTGTTGGAGCTGCTTCACAGTGTCGTACATGGACATATTGGCCGGATTACCATGCGTGATGACCACAGACTTTCCGTTGGCCTTTGTCCTCACTTCACCGTTCGTTCCGGGGTCGCCGTAGTAGCCCCAGGAAGATTGTTTTCCGTGACCGGCTCCGTATTCTCCCCGCCGCATACCATGTTCAGCGGCTTCCGGGTGATTGTCAGGATAGGTGACACCGGTTCCGAACTCGATGAAAAGCACCGAAGCTCCTATCGCTACAACGGCTCTTGCGCCGGTTCCTCTCTGTTCTACCGTGACAGAAACATCGTTGGTGCCGTCATACGCCGCCTTTGCGAAGTTGGCCGAAGCGATTTCAAATCCCTGCTGGGCCAGCCGGTCAAGCAACAGACTCGATTTCGCTTTCAGCCATGCGCCGTAGCGTTCCACCTCACGAATAGCCTTGTCAATACCGGCAGCAGATAAAGGTACTTTGATGACCTTCACGACACATTCACCTTGCTTACCGCATAGGAAATGGAATTCAGGCTCTTGGCAACACGCTTTACAATGTAGTCATACAGAGGATTGCCGTCTTCGTCATACTCCGGCTCTTTGTCAATGAACAAAACGGTATTTTCATCAATCGGACAACAAAGGTCATCAGTCACGATCACCTTGTCATAGGAGATGAAATTTCCGAACTGCTCAACCTGAGCCGAACCGGTTGCCGCAGAAATGTTCTCTCTCTGAAAAACGGCTTCTTTGTAGACCACACGATAATCGCCGGTTTCGTTGCCGTCCTCGTCTTTCACCGCTTCCTTCCGGTCATACAGAAGATACCAGAAAGGGACTTTATTCCGTTCCATCGTCTTCATCGGCAGTTTCCTCACGAATGACACTGGCAAACGGAACGATTTCACGAAGCAGCGTAGGCGGCACATCTCCGTCCTCATAAGAACGGGAAATGCCGTTTTCACTGTGAGCGGTTTCTCCCTCAGCTCCACGCTTGTTTACCAGATAAGCGGCAATCTCCACCTGATTGTAGGCATAACGGTCGGGAACCGTGCTGACAGTCCCATCGAATGGATAGGCCCGGCGAAGAACCTTATTCCCTGCGATAGACAGATAGGTGGAAAGCACAGTGTCATCAGTTTCGCCGGTCATTGCTTTCAGCATGGTCAGCTTTTCCGAGTCAGTCATACTTTCCACCTATCCTTTCTCTGTAAAATGAACTTAACCGCCAGCGACTTCCTTAGTGGCAACGGGAGTGCTTTTATCGTTGGCAATGAACACGCTCCGGCTGTACTTGGGAGTGGTAAAGCTCTGAGCGATGCCGGTGAACTTACCGTGATACCACTCGGGGCCATGGTCAAGGCCGATCTGGCCGAAGAGCTGATATTTCTCACCGGCACCGGTCTTAGCCAGCGGCTCCAGGAAGAAGTTGCCCTTGCCGGGAACAGGCTGGTAAACAGGG